TACAAAATGTAAAAACAACTTTCGAAAGGAAATAGATCCACAATACAAAGCAAATCGTAAAAAACCGAATCGTTGGATTTCTGAGTTACGAAATTATTTGATAGAGTATTGGAATAATTCATTTGCTCATGACGAATACGAAGCGGACGACCTTATTTATTACAACGCTCAGTTATTAAACGTCAACGATTATATAATTTGTTCAATCGACAAAGATTTAAAGCAAATTGAAGGCCTGCATTTTGATTATTACCAACTCAAAAGATACGACGAAAACGGCGAAGAATTTAAGATTCGAAAAGGGTTTAAAAACATGACAAAAACCGACTGCGAAAATTTACTTTGTGAACTGTTTTTAGTTGGGGATGCATGCGATAATATAAAAGGCGTGAAAGGAATCGGAGAAGTAAAAGCAAAAAAAATAATTTACTCAAAAAATTCAACGTACGGAAAATTTCGAGCGATTTGCCAGGCGTATAAAAACGAATCTGAATTTTGGAAGGAAAAATTACGAATGAATTATAAACTATTAAAATTTCAATAAATGAATCCAGAAGTTAACGAAGAAATCAAAGATTTAAAGAACCAAATTAAGGAGTTACGAGGCGTTTTAAGTTATATAATTGAAAATATAGATAATAACACGCCGTTACATAGTAATTCGCTTATAATCAAAATTTGTAGAGAAGAGTTAAAAACAAATAAATAAATAAATAAATAAATAAATAAAAATGGAAAATTTAGCACGAGTTTTATTAGTTCCTATGAACTACGATGAAAGAAGAGAAAGAGTTGTTGAAGCAATTATTACGTATTTAAACTACGATGCTATTTCGGATGAAAGATGGCACAGCCCGTTTGAAGATGAAGATAGGCAAGCAAGGGTACGTAAAGATGCTGAAAAAATAGCGGATATAACATTAGAGTATTATAAAATAGACTTAAAATAAATAAAAATGGAAAACAAAATTTACGACAATTCAGGAGCGTTATTTACAAACGATAAAAAAGTAAAAGAAACGCAGCCAGATTTAAACGGTAAAATCACGATCAACGGCCGAGAATTCTTTTTAAGCGCATGGAAAAAACAATCAAAAGACGGCAAAGGGTTTTTAAGTTTATCAATTAAACCGGTTGACGAAGTTCAACAAATGCCTGAAGTACCTACAAAATCAGTTTTAGACGATTTTTTAAATGATTTTTAAGAATGAAAGCAACTAAAATAATTGCAAACAGCGACCAAATTACACGCAACTTACTGCGGGAATATTTGAATAAAACAGGAATAACGTTAAATGCGTTTTGTGTTGATGCTAAATTACATCAATCAAACATCCACGTATTTTTAAGCGGGAAATCTGTTACAAATCGAACTATTCAACGCGTGGCGGATTATTTAAACAAAAAAGGAATGTAATGAATTACTTAGTAAAAATAATGATCTATATTGAAGGGCAATACCACACGCCAAAATCAATACTTGAAAAGATTAAAAAATAAGGCTCGGCAAAACCTAAAAAGGCGAAACGTAAAAAATTTCGCTTTTTTTTTTTTCAAAATGTATTGTTTATTTAAAAAGTTATATTAAATTTGATAACAATTAAAAACAAGTAATATGAAAACAGTAGAATTTAAAAACAGAAATTTCAAAATCGTTAATTTAGAATTTTGCGATAACGATGTTTATTTCAACATTGAAATAGGAAACAAGCAAATGAATTTTTGCGGCGAAGTATCGTTTAACATTACACTCGAAAACGGCGATCATGTAATTGATAGTGTGGATTTAAGATTAGAACAGTACGATTGGGAACACGTATTTAAAAGCGGATTTTTAAACCAGCGTAACAGGAAATTAGTTTGCGAAGCTATTGAGGAAATTGTTTTAAACGAACCTGAATTATGCGGTTTTGATATGGAAGTTTGGGAAAACGATTTATTGGAATGGCACGAAGAATTAAACTACCAAATACGCCGGGAACAATGTTATTAAGAAATATTGCAATACTGATTTGGATTATTTTTATAATCGGTATTGCTTTTTATCTAATCAAAAAACACGTAGAAAATGAATAAAAATATTTGCCCTGAAATAAAAAACGCGCCAAAAACTAAATGTTTTACGCAGTTACCAAATGATAATCACTTAAAAATAAACTTTGAAACATACGAAGTAGAATTTGGCACATGGAATATAGGAAAATTAACTTCATTAATTGTAACGCATCCAAACGGAACGGAGCAAAAAATTGATTTAAGAAATATTTAAACTAAATTTGACTCATGAAAAAACTAAAAAATGAGAATATTAATTGAATTACTTTTATTTCCTTTGCTCATAGCTTTATTCTTTTTGGATAGAGCTATTTTGCTTTTATGTTGGTGGATGCGTTCAACAAAATTTAGCAAGTGGGTATTTAACGAAACGGAAATGATACGAAGTATAAAACGCGTTATAATAGTTTTATTAATTATTTTAGCGTATAAATTTACACTAACTTTGTAAAAGTGAATGAAGAACTATTAAACGATTTATCGAAGCACCACAAAGAATGGGTTAAAATTGTGCGCGGTTTTGGTGAAACGTTTTATACTGAAGACATAGTCCAGGAAATGTATATTAAATTAATTCAGCAGGAAAACACGGAAAAGTTTTATAAAAGCGGAAAAATTTATAAAGGTTATATTTGGATTATTTTACGCAATATGTTTGTAGATTACCAGAAAACAAAATTAAGATTGGTAAAAGTAAATATTACGGAAGCAATCCAATTAAAAGACGTAAGCGAAACAAACGAAAAAACACGCGCAAAAACTAAAATTGAAGAGTTAATAACGGAAACAGTTAAAAGCTGGCATTGGTATGATCAAATGTTATTTAATTTGTACAGGGATTCCGGATTAAGTTACAGGCAAATAAGCGCCGTTACAGGCATTAGTTTTAAAAGTATATATTCCACTATAACAAATTGCAAAAAGTCGCTTAAACACGAAGTAAAGGAGCACTACGAAGATTATATTAACCAGGATTATGAATTAATAAAATAAAATATGGGACGACCAAGAAAAAAAGCCATTGGATTAGGCGACACAGTAGAACAAGTTTTAGAAACAACAGGAATTGCGAAAATAGCAAAGTTTATTTTAGGTGAAGATTGTGGATGCGATCAAAGAAAAAACACGCTAAATAAATTATTTCCATATCGTAAACCTGAATGTTTGGACCAGCCGGAATACGAATATTTAAAAGCATGGTTTGGAAAAAACACGTTAGACGTAAAACCAACAGAACAAGTAACAATGCTAAAAATTCATAGCAGAATATTTAAAGTAAGAAACGAACCGACTTCATGCAGTTCATGTTTACGCGAAAAAATCCAACAACTTAGAACGGTTTTTGACACCTACGAAATAGAAAACAATGATTAAAGTAAATATATCACAGGTTAAAGCAAACCCAAAAAACCCGCGCGTAATAAAAGACGGCAAATTTCAAAAGTTAATTACTTCAATAAAGGAGTTTCCTGATATGCTAAATAAACGCCCTCTAATCGTTTTTACAGACGTTGACGGTAAATATTGCGTATTGGGTGGTAATATGCGTTTAAAAGCCTTAAACGAGTTAAAATACACCGAAATACCGGTTATAATCGCAGACGAATGGAACGAGGAACAAAAAGCGGAATTTTTAATCAAGGATAACGTTGGTTTTGGCGAGTGGGATTGGGATCAGTTAGCGAATGAGTGGGATGCTGAAAAATTAGACGATTGGGGATTAAATATTCCTAACTACGAAACAAATCAATTAGACTATTCAGGAAAAAACGAGGAAATTGATATTGATTTATTAGATTCAGAAATGATTTTAAAATTAAAATATACTGAAGACGATTATAATTTAGTTAGGGAGCAATTAAGTAAAATTGCATCAACACCGGAGCAAGCAATTTGGAAATTATTAGGCAATGAATAAACATAAATTCGCGTATAAATGGCACTTAAAAGACGGTTACCCAAAAAGTAACGGATTAAAAGTATTTGGCACGTTTATTTGTGGCGGTGGGTCCACAATGGGTTATAAATTAGCAGGTTTTGAACATTTGGGCGGCGTTGAAATAGATCCGCCAATTGCTGATGTTTACAAAACAAATCACAATCCGAAATATTTATTTGTTGAGGATATTCGAGATTTTGCAAATAGAACTGATTTTCCAAAAGATTTATACAACCTTGATATTTTAGACGGATCGCCGCCATGTAGCAGTTTTTCAATGGCTGGTAACCGTGAAAAAGATTGGGGCAAAACAAAAGTATTTAGAGAGGGGCAAGCTGAACAAAGATTAGACGATTTATTTTTTGATTATATTAAATTAGCTAAAAAATTACAGCCAAAAGTTGTTATCGCTGAAAACGTAAAAGGATTAATTCAGGGAAATGCAAAAGCCTACGTACACCGAATAAAAAAAGAATTTGAAGCGGCCGGATATAAAGTTCAATTATTTTTATTAAATGCTGCATCAATGGGCGTTCCGCAAAAAAGGGAAAGGGTATTTTTTATTTGCCAAAGAAATGATTTGAATTTTCCTAAATTAGAATTAAAGTTTAATGAAGAGGCAATTTTATTTAAACAAATAAAAGAAACAGGATTAAAAGAGGGTATAAACGGGCAAAGGGCAAAAATGTGGGAAATATGCAAACAAGGAAAATCATTTGCAACTGTTTCAAATGGAAGTAATTTTTCAAGTATGCGATTAGCTGATAATGAAGTTTGTAACACAATTACAGCAAATCAATGCGAAGGTTTTTTTCATTCAACAGAAAAAAGAAAATTAAGCAATAAAGAGGTTTGTTTAATAGGTAGCTACCCATTGGATTATAATTTTAAAGAATTACGACCAATGTATTTAATCGGAATGAGTGTTCCCCCGGTAATGACCGCACAAATTGCAACCGAAATTTACAATCAATGGTTTGATAAACTATCTTTGTAATAAAATAACACCGAAAAAACACCGAAATGGCAAAAGAAGATAATTTAAAACCAGCTTGGGACAAAGGAGAAAGCGGAAACCCTAACGGACGCCCTAAAGGAGCAAAGAACCGCAGCACAATCGCCCGCTATTGGTTAGAGGTCAATCAGAACCTAAAGAACCCGTTAACAGGTGAAAGCCAAACAATGAGTCAAGAAGATTTAATGACGTTAGCGTTAATTAAAAAAGCCCGTGACGGGGACGTAAACGCGTACAAAGCATTAATGGATTCAGGATACGGCGCACCATTACAACAAATAGAACAAACAAATATAGAACAACCTTTATTTAAGTTAAGTGATCATAACAACGGCGATTAACAAAATTGAAGCGTTAAAAAAGCGCGTTAAAATAATTCAAGGTGGTACTTCAGCGGGTAAAACGTATGGAATAATACCTATATTAATTACCAAAGCATCAACCTACGCAAACCAAGAAATAAGCATAGTAGCTGAAAGTATTCCACATTTAAGAAGGGGCGCATTAAAAGATTTTTTGCGTATAATGAAAAGCACAAACCGTTTTTTTGAACAGCGTTTTAACAAATCGCTTTTACGATATGAATTTTCAAACGGTAGTGTAATTGAATTTTTTAGCGCAGATGATTCCAGCAAATTAAGAGGTGCGCGCCGTGACATTTTGTATATAAACGAATGTAACAACGTAAACTTTGAAGCGTACAATGAACTTTCGATACGTACAAAAAAAGAAGTCTATTTAGATTTTAATCCGGCTAATGAATTTTGGGTTCACACTGAATTAAAAGGTGAAACAGATAGCGACTTTTTAATTTTGACGTACAAGGATAACGAAGCGTTAGACGAACGAATAGTAAGGGAAATAGAAAAGAACCGCGACAAAGCACCAACAAGCGCATATTGGGCTAATTGGTGGCGTGTTTACGGGTTGGGAGAAATAGGAATGCTTGAGGGCGTAATATTCAGTAATTGGAAAATAATAAACACAATACCAACCGAAGCAAAGTTAGTTGGAATAGGATTAGACTTCGGATATACAAACGACCCAACCGCAATAATCGAAGTTTACAATTACAACGGCCAACGAATAGTTAACGAACTGAAATACCAGACCGGAATGTTAAACAGCGACATAGCAAAGGAACTACCAAAAAACGTGGTTGTTTACGCGGATAGTTCCGAGCCTAAAAGTATTGATGAAATAAGACGGTACGGAATAACAATAAAAGGAGTTACAAAGGGCAAGGATTCAATTAATTACGGTATTGATATAATGCAGCAACAAGAATATTTGGTAACGTCACAAAGCACGAATTTAATTAAGGAATTACGCGCATATTGTTGGGACCAGGATAAAACAGGAAAGCAATTAAACAAACCGCAGGGAAAACAAGACCACGGAATTGATGCGCTACGATACCATGAAATGGAAACGTTAGGATTAAATTCGAATTACGGTAAATATTTCATTAGATAATTCACAAAAATGACAGACGAACTACCGGTAATGGTGCGCACAGTTGAGCAATACATACAAGATAAAACCGGTAAACGGATTAAAATAATATTTGACGATCCAATGAATATTAGAAAACACGTAGTAATGTTAAACGAAGCCTATTCAATTTCACTTACTTACTACAATAAACAAAAAAAATAGTTATAACAATATGAAAACGGAAATCTACGTGCCTACAAAACTTTCTGAAATACCTTTGCAGAATTATCAAAAATTCATGAAGGTAATTAACAATTCAAACGATCAAGAATTTATTGCAGAAAAAACAATAGAAATATTTTGCGGTTTAAATTTAAAAGAAGTAATAAAAATAAAATGGAGTGACGTTAAAGATTTGGCGTTACATTTTAATAAATTGTTTCAGGAAAAACCAAAGTTTCAACCTACGTTTAAAATTCAAAACATGGAGTTCGGATTTATTCCAAATATGGACGAAATAACATTTGGTGAATATATAGATTTAGAAAGTAATATTACCAGCGTGGATAATTTCCACAAAGCGATGGCAGTAATGTACAGGCCGATCAAAACACGAAGTAAAGATAAATACGAAATAATACAATACACGGGAACAGCTGAATTTAGCGACCTAATGAAATTTGCACCTTTAGACGTAGTAATGGCAGCAAGTGTTTTTTTTTGGACTTTAGGAAACGACTTAGTAAACAATTCTCTTTCTTATTTGGAGATGGAGATACTGAAGAATCCGGAACTAATGACTTCAGCGAACGAACGCAGTTTGGAAAGCAGTGGGGTTGGTATAACTCAATCTATGCAGTTGCTCAAGGAGATGTTACCAAATTTGATGAAGTTACAAGGCTTGGACTTCGAAAGTGTCTTACCTTTCTTACTTATGAACGACAAAAAACAGAAATCGAACAACGCGAATTAAACAAAAGAATAAAACATGGCTAACTTTTACACAATAATTGACACGTTAAAAAATCATTTGGATAATGATGCAATCGTAAACACGGTTACAACCGGTGATATATTTCAAGTTGATTTAGGCAAACAAACAATATTTCCGTTAGCGCATATTATGGTTAATTCGGCGGTTTTTGAATCTAATGTAATTCGTTTCAATATTAGTTTATTGGCTATGGATATTGTGGACATTTCAAAAGACGAAGTAACTGAATTATTTATAGGAAATGATAACGAACAAAATGTTTTAAATACGCAGTTAGCAATTTTAAACAGGTTGTACGAAATGTTACGGCGCGGTGATTTGTATACAGATAATTTTGTAGTGGATGGAAACCCAACGTGCGAACCATTTGCGGAACGATTTGAAAACTATTTAGCGGGTTGGACAATGACGTTTGATGTTTTAGTAGCTAACACAATGACAATTTGCGATAGCATTACAACGCAAGCGGTTTACAGTCAAATAATAGATTTTACCACACCTATGAACTCTATTCGTTATTTATGCGACGGTAACCAAGTAGCAGTTTGTTACGGAATTAATGAAAATAACATAACTGATTTAGTGGCTATGTTTAATGCAGATCCACCCGTACAAAATAACGCTTGTTTTTTAAATTACGGTACTTATTCCGACAATGGAGATGGAAGGGTTCGTTTAGATATTCCAACAAACCTTTACAATTCAATTTGTAATGGAAGTTTAACGTTAGATGTAATTTACGATTAATGAGTGAAACACTAAAAGCTTTACAGAAATTTCGGGACATTGTGGTAAATGAAGCAAAGGCAAATTTACGCAGTCAAGGAAAAGACGCAAGCGGAAAACTTTCGAATTCAATCCAAGGTGAAGTAAAACAGATGCCGAATTCAATAGGCGTTTATTTCAATATGGAACCATACGGAAATTTTCAGGATAAGGGGGTAAAAGGAGCAAACCCAAGCGGTTTACCAAATGGATCTAAAAACAAAGGAGTACAAAAAGCGCCTAATTCACCTTACAAGTTTGGAAGCGGTTCGGGACCAAAAGGAGGGTTAACAAAAAGTTTGGATAAATGGATAATTAGAAAAGGAATTGCACCACGTGATTTGCAAGGTAAATTCATGAGTAGAAAAACATTAAAATTTTTATTAGCGCGAAGTATTTACATGAGTGGAATTAAACCAAGTTTATTTTTTACCAAACCTTTCGAGAAAGCATTTAAAACTTTGCCGGATGTTTTGATTGACAAATACGGATTAGACGCGGAACAATTGTTAACGCAAATATTAGACACAAATTTAAAAAATATCAAATGAGTATTTTTGCACGAAGCCCGCATATTATTTCAGTAGCCGAAATTTTAAACACGGGTAGTAAAATAGAATTGTTTTTATGGAACGGAACAGGAAGCGCACCAGCAAGCCCACAATATACGTTAAGTAAATTAATTTCAGCGACAAACAATATTAAAACAGAATATAACATAAGTCCGTATATTAGAGAATATATTACATTCAATACAAGACAACAACCTTACAACGCGTGGACAGCAAGTCAAACAACGCAATACGTAAACGTAAAAGTTAAACGCTATAAATTAGTTTCAGGAACTTACACGCTATTAGACACAACCGATTATAAAGGTTACGACGGTTTTGGATATTACGAAGAAGGTTTTAATCCAAGTTTGAATTACGATATTTTACACGACGAAGGGACGTTTAATTATTTATACGATGGTTTAAGCCCGTCAGTTTTTGACAACAGGCGCGCTGGTTTTATTATGGTGAAAACGGGTACAAGTTACAAAGCACGTTACAGAAATTTAGTTACGGGTGCAGTGTTTACGCAGGCACTAACTAACAACGCTTTAATAGACGTTTTAAGAGTATATTCAAGTTATTACAGTAGTGGAAATGTTTTAGAGATTTTGGACACGGGAGATGCCGTTATTTGGAGCGCTACATTTATACCAAGTCAAAATTGTAAATACGATCCTGTACTTTGTGATTTCGTAAATAAATATGGATGCTGGCAAAGGACATATTTTTATGCAGCGAGTAACGACACGTTAACCGTAGAAAGTGAAGAATATAATTTAATGCAAACCAATACCGACTATAATACTATTCAGGGACAAAGACACGTATTTAATAACAACGGTAAAAAATCAATTAAAGTAAATACGGATTGGGTAACTGAAGACTACAAAGAATTATTACGACAAATAATGTTAAGCGAAAAAATAATTATTAACGACTACCCTGCTAAATTGAATTCTAAAAGCACCGAGTTATTTAAAAACATAAATACAAAAATGATTAATTATTCTTTAGAATTCGAATTTGCATTTGACGTAATTAATTCAGTTGTGTAATGGAGCGCAAAGTACAAATATATATAGAACCTATTTTTGATAGTGGCAATTTTAAAGAGTTAGAATTATTTAACGACGAAACAATAGAAGTTACTTCGACGATCCAAAACATAGCAGATATTTCCAAAGTTTTTACGGATGTTAGTTTGAGTTTTAGCGTTCCAGCAAGTCCCGTTAATAATTCTATATTTGAGCACTTTTATGAATCAGACGTAGATGCAAGCGTAGATCACAGCATAAAAAGAAAAGCGTATATTGAAATTGATTTAACGCCGTTTCGAACGGGAAAAATAAGTTTAGAAAAATCCAACGTAAAAAAAGGAATAGCGGATAATTACCAAATAACATTTTACGGCGATTTGTTAAGCTTAAAAGATAAATTTGGAGAAGATAAATTAAGCGACGTAAAAGAGTTAAACAATTATTCACATGAATACACAGCAACCGAAGTTTACAATAGAATAACCGACGACGCAGTAGATTACGATGTTCGATACCCATTAATAAGTTGGAAGAATTTATGGCAAATTAGTGGGGTTGGAACTTACGATATAACACAAAACGCGCACCCTATTTTTTACAACGAATTATTTCCTGCTATAAAAGTAGAAAAAGTTTTAAGCGCAATTGCAACAAAATACGGGGTTACATTTTCGGGTTCGTGGTTAACTGATTTAAGATTTACAAAATGCTTTTTATTATTAAAAAACGTATTAGAAAAAACTTATGTAACATCCCCTTTAGACGTGGATATTTTAACATTTTCCCCTGCAGGCGCGGCAACTTTTTTTAATACAACAAATGGAGCTTTAAATTATAATTATATAGAAAGCGTTTCAGGTGTAAATGTAATTCCAAATAGTTTATTTCATGAAACTACAATTAGGATTAGTTCCATTTCATCAGCTACCGTAACTTATTGGATTGATATTTTTATAAACGGCACGTATTCAAATACTGTAACTGGATTTGGAAATACAACAACTACGTACACGGTTTTAAGTCAACAAAATATTGATGGTTTACAATCAACTATAACAGCGCAAGTTCGCGCAAGTGAAAACATAACTTTTAATGCGCGTTTTGGATATATTCAAAAATATAATTATTACGACGCATTCGATGTTGTTACTTTTGGACAAACAACGTATTCCACAACAGCAAGTACACAAACATTTTCGGGAAACGTAGATTTAGCAACGTTAGCACCTGAAATTAAAGTAGGAGATTTCCTTTCCGGAATAATAAAAGAATTTAACCTAACTTGTTTTGGAACGTCAGTAGATAATTTTACTTTACAACCTTTAGATGAGTGGTATAATTCCGGCGCGATTGTGGACATTACAGAATATACTGATATTGATTCAATTGACGTAGATCGGATTAAGTTATATAAAAAGATTTCGTTTAAATATCAAGAAAGCGAAAGTTTCATGAATAAAAACTTTAAAAGTTTATATTTTAGAGATTACGGTAACACAAATTCAAGTTACGATTATGACGGTGGCGAATATTCCGTAGAAGTTCCTTTTGAAAATTTACTATTTAATAAATTCACGGGTACTGATTTACAAGTAGGTTACCATTTAAACGAAACATTCCAAAGCTACGTTCCAAAACCTACATTGCTTTATATGTACGATCAAAAACCGTGTACGTTTAAATTCTATAATGGAACTACTCATGTTACCGTTTCGGATTATATGCCGTTCGGACAGGATACAATAATACAAGGTACAAACTATTCTTTAAATTTTAGTGCGGATGAAAGCACGCTTTTAAATGTAGCAAGCGCAAACAATTTATTTGCAATATATTACTTTGGGTATTTAACTAATTTATACAATCTTAAAAATCGTTTAATTAACGTTAAAACAGTTTTACCAATTTCACTTTTGACAAATTTAAACTTAAATGATCGTATAATTATTCGAGATAAAAGATATATAATAAACGACATGAAGTCAAACCTTAGAACAGGTGAAGTAAATTTTAGTTTGTATTTAGATTTTAGGCCGGTTAATCCACCCTCAATAAATACGGTTAGTTCGTTAGGGGCGTGTTACGATTATTTAATTAACATACAAAGAAATTCATTTGCGGATTTAACAAGTAGTTTGGTAGGGGTTACAATGAGTCCAAACCCCTTAACAGAAAGTGGATTTGTAACGGTATGTATTCCGGCAAACACGACGGGAATAGAACGTACAATAACAATTACCATAACAATAAATAACAGGGACGGAAATACATTAATTAATTATTTATATATAATTCAACAAGCATGATAGAATTGATTTTAGAACTATTAAAGACCGGTGATTTTTACGGTGTTTCTGAAATTGTGGACGTGGCAAAAGGAAAACACGAATTAACAGGAAATGTAAAAAAGATATTTAAACAAGAAATAAGAAAATCCAAATGGCAGAAAAAAGAACGGTTGAATTAGAAATAAAAGACAATAGCAAAAGTTTAAAATCGCAGTATAAAGAAGCGGTTGCGGAACTTCAAAAAGTTAGCGCGCAATACGGTGAAACAAGTAAACAAGCAATTAACGCGGCAAAAGCAGCAGCGCAATTAAAAGATCAAATAGGGTTTAGTAAAGATTTAGTAGACGCGTTTAATCCTGATGCAAAATTTAAAGCGGTTGAGGGCGCGGTTAACGGTGTAATGAATGGATTCCAAGCGTTTACGGGTGGAATGGCTTTATTAGGTATAGAAAGTGACAAAGTAGAAGAAGCCCTTTTAAAAGTACAAAGCGTAATGGCTTTAACGCAAGGCATTAACGGTTTAATGGAAGCAAAGGATTCTTTTAAACAATTAGGAGCAGCCGCAAAAAGTGCGTTAAGTGGAATTAAAACGGGAATAGCGGCAACGGGAATTGGTTTGTTAGTTATTGCGTTAGGTGCGGTTGTAGCTTATTGGGATGATATAAAAGCGGCCGTTAGTGGGGTTTCAGCAGAACAAAAAAAGTTAAATGTAGACGCAGAAAAACACGCGGCAAGTTCAAAAAAATCTTATGAAAACGCGCAATTAGAAGAAAACGCTTTAAGACTTCAGGGTAAAAGTGAAAAGGAAATTTTACAAATCCGAATTAATAAAATGAATACGTCTATTGAAGACGAAGCAATTAGAATAAAAGGATTAGAAACAGTTGCAAAATTAGAAATTGAAGCAGCTGAAAGAAATCAAAAAATAACTAAAATGATAATACAAGGCGCGCTCGAAATGGGCGTGTTTATGCTTCGTATATTTATGAAACCGTTAGATTTAGTTATTGCTACAATTAATAAAGGCGCTGAATTATTAGGGTATAGTAAAATTGTCGCAATGGATTTTAACGAAGTATTAACAGAAATAACAAAAGCGGGCGCGAGCGCGGGGAGTAAATTATTATTTGACCCTGCGGCAGTTAAAGCAGAAAGCGCGGCCACAATTGCAGAAGCAAAGCAAGGGTTAAAACAAATGCAAAGCGATAGGGACGGTTTTTTATTGCAAATGAAACAAAACAACGCAGCAGCAACTGAAAGCGCGTCTTCAGCAGCAGTACAACAAATAGATATTACGCGACGAACTGAAGAAGAAAAAGTGCGCTTAATGGAAGAGGGGCGCGCAAAAGAATTGGCAGCGTTAGAACTTCAATACAAATACAAAAAAGAAGACGCTGAAAAGGAATTAGCAGGCGACAAAGACAAAGTAAATAAGTTAGCTAAATTAAATGCGCAAGCAGTTGATAGTAAAAGATTTGATGAAAAAGCAATTAACGATAAATATGATAAATTAGACAAAGACGCGGCAACAAAAGCAACTGAAGAAAAAATTAAATTACAAGACGAACAATGGTACGCGTTACAAAAACTAAAAAACACACAACAAGAACAAGACCTTTTAGATTTACAAATTGCATACGATAAAGAATACGAAGCTGCATTAAACAACACAATATTACAAACTGAATTAACGGACAAATTCAATAAAGATTCCGCAGCTATAAACACTAAATACAAATTAGAAAAAGCGGCAGCGGATAAAATCGCAGCGGATGCAGAAATAGCAAACGCAAAAGCCGTAGCGGAACAAAAACAAGCTATTCAAAATCAAGGAATTGAAGTAGCGTTACAAGGCGTTCAATTAATTAAAAATGTTTTTGAAAAAAGTAAAGGAGTTCAAAAAGCGGCGGTTATTGCAGAAAGTGCAATTGGTATTGCAAAAATGATTATAGCAAATAAATTAGCAAACGCCGGAGCATTAGCAACACCGCAAGCAATCGCAACAAGTGGAGCAGCTGCCGCGCCGGTAATAGCTTTAAATAATATTTCAACCGGAATAGGAATAGCGGCAAATATTGCAGCAACGGCAAAAGCTTTGAGTTCGTTGGGTGGTGGATCAGCGCCTTCAGGTGGTGGGCTTGGTGGTGGTGGTGGGACGGGTGCAGGTGCGACAATGACGCCACAATTTAACACGGTGGGAAATAACGGAATTAATCAATTAGCGCAATTACAACAACAACCAACAATGGCCTACGTAGTTAGCGGTCAAGTAACAAGCCAACAGGCGTTAGATAGAAATAGGGCACAAAATTCGAGTTTATAAGTTAAAAATATATGAAAAAGTTTGAAATAATAGAACTGTTAATAGACGAAACAAAAATAGAAATGGGTATTAACGCCGTTTCAGTTGTTGAAAGTCCTGCAATCGAAGAAAACTTTGTAGCGTTAAATAAACACGAAGTAGAACTAAAAGAGGTAGACACCGAAAAACGTATATTAATGGGTGCGGCGTTGGTTCCTAATAAACAAATTTACCGACGTGTTAAAGACAAAGAATTTTATATTTTTTTTAGTGAAGACACGATCCGAAAAGCAAGCGAATTATTTTTGATGCGATCAAACCAAAATAACGCTACGTTAGAACACGAAAAGAAAATGTTAGACGGAATGTCAGTTGTTGAAAGTTGGATAATTGAAGACGAAAAAAAAGACAAATCAAATTTTTACGGTTTTAATTTACCAAAGGGTACGTGGATGATTTCGATGAAAGTAAACAACGACGAAATTTGGAATAAAGTAAAAGCCGGTGAAGTAAAAGGCTTTTCGATTGAAGGTTACTTTGTGGACAAATACGAAATGAGTTTACAAACTGAAGAAGAAATAATGATAGAAAAATTAATAGATTTAATAAATAAACATGAACAAGGTAAATAACATTTTAAAAATGATTTCGCAAATGGATGCGAACGCTAACGAAATTAAATTAGCACAACACGAAGTGCATTTAGCTATAATGGACGAGTTATTAAATAGTACAGAAAAATCAAGAAAACTTATTCTTGCCTATGGCGAAAATAGTAAAAAATTAAAAAACGCACAAAGAATAATATTTAACGAGGGTGAATTGTCAGTTGAATTATTACAAAAATATGTTGTTTCAATTAATGAATTAAAAAAATTAATGACAAAAGCTGAAGGTTTATATAAAGAACTTGGTATTAGAATTCCAGATAGCGACAAAGCCTATTTTAATGCTTATAATTTGTATGAAAATTTTACCCCAAATAACGCTGAATATTATATAAATCATTTAAAAGAAGTATTAAGTCAAAAAGAATTCATTTCATAATAAATAAAATGAGAACACAAAGTAAATCAAGTCCGATTGGTGGAAAGCGTGGATGCTTATGCAAAAACGGAAGGTATAGTTCAAAATGTTGCGACGGTAGTTTACAAGCTCAGGGAATAGGGCAAACAGCAAGCGTGCCGCCTCAAAATGTTACGACAACAGAAAACAACGGAGTGCGTGTTACAGTGCGTGAAAACGGCTAAAAAGGGAACAAAACAAAAAAGCGAAAGTTAATAAGTTAAATAAAGTAATATGAATACACGAAAAACAGTTTACAACAAACTATTTAAAGAGGAAGTTAATTTGGCCACGCATGAAGTGGAATTAGGAACTTCACAAGATTTAGAAAAAGAATTAGTAGTAATGCAAAATTTGCAAAATCCTATTGCACAAAACATTGATAGACTAACTAATTTAAGTAAACAAATGTCTGATGAAAAAAAATCTGCAAATGATAATTTAATAAAGTTAAATGCAGCTTATGAAAAATCCGTTTCATTACATGATAAATTAAAAAAAATGCAAAGTGAATTAGGAGTTAATTTACCAATTGTTGAAACAGCATTTAATAGACTTAAAAGCGCCGAAGCTGATTTTAAAGATTTGAAAACTTTATTAAACCAAATAAAATAAAAATGAAAAACAGCCTTATAAACCAAATCAAAACTTTACTCGGAATGGAAGTAAGTTTAGAACAAATGATGTTAGCGGACGGAGTAACAGTTTTAGAAGCTGATTCATTCGAAGCCGAAATGGAAATTGTAATCGTAACGGAAGACGATCAAAAAATACCCGTGCCAGTTGGAGAATACGAAATGGAAGACGGTCGTATTTTAGTAGTAACAACTGAAGGTATTATTTCCGAAATGAAAGAAGTTGCAGAAGAAGAAGAAATGCCAGAAGCACCCGCTGAAGAAGTTCCAACCGAAGCAAAACAAGAAATGGAAACAGGAAAAAGCGCACCAAAGAAAACTATTGAAAGCGTAGTTAAAGAAACTTTCTTTGCAGAAATTGAAGCTTTGAAAACTGAAAACGAAACGTTAAAAGCGGAGTTAGCAAAAATAAACGAAGTTACAGAAACAGAATTAAACGAAGTAAAACCTATTTCATTTAATCCTGAAAATAATACGCCGATAGAAATTACAAGATTAGCGCCTAAAAAACCGCGCACGATTATGGATTCAGTTTTAGACAAATTAAGTAAATAATAATTTTAAAATAAAAAAAAATGGCAACATTAGTATCGATTTCAAATGACGAATTACGTCAATTAGTTCAAACTTCAGTAATAAGTTCAGCAACTACATTAACTGCGGCGGATTCAGGAAGACATTATTCTTTGAATGCAGCAGCAGGCGCACAAATTACTTTACCAGCAGTAGCAACTTCAGCAGGTTTAAATTTCCGTTTTACAGTACAAGCGTTATTCGCAACAACTGCATGGACAATTAAAGCGGCTTCAAATGTTATTCAAGGTGGAGTAATTGTAAATTCAGTTAACGTACCGGGTGCAAACGAAAACACAATTACATTTTCAGCAAGTGCAGACACAATTGGAGATTTTGTTCAATTAAATTGTGATGGCGTTAATTGGTATGTTATTGGATTAGGAACTTCAGCAGGCGCAATTACATTAACAGTAGTTTAATTTTAAAAAATATATATAATGAAAAACATTAATTTAAGTACAACAACGTCAATAACGACAACGTACGCCGGTGAATCGGCAGGAAAATACATTGCAGCGGCTTTGTTAAGTGCGCCAACTTTAGAAAAAGGTGGTATTACAATAATGCCAAATGTAAAATTCAAACAAGTAATTAAAAGAGTTGCAACGGATAACATAATTAAAAATGCAACGTGTGATTTTGATCCAACAAGTACAATTACATTAACTGAAAAAATATTACAACCGGAATCTTTTCAAGTTAACTTACAACTTTGTAAAACTGATTTTAGATCGGATTGGGATGCTATTCAAATGGGTTATTCAGCATTTGACGTTTTGCCAAAATCATTCGCAGATTTTTTAATTGCACACGCAGCAGAAAAAGTTGCGGCGGGTATGGAAACTTCAATTTGGCAAGGTGTTGATGGTACAGCGGGACAATTTTCGGGTATTATGACACAATTAGACGCTGATGCAGATTTACCAGCAGGTCAAAAAATTGCGGGTACAACGGTAGATGCTACAAACGTTATTACAGAATTAGGTTTAATGATTGATGCTTTGCCAGCGGCTTTGTACGGTAAAGAAGATTTAGTTTTGTATGTTTCAAGTAACATTTATAGAGCGTACGTTCGTGCGTTGGGTGGATTTGCAGCAGCTGGAGTTGGTGCAAACGGTTACGACAATAAAGGAACAAACCAAGTATTGAATGATATTTATTTCGACGGTGTAAAAGTATTTTTAGCAAATGGATTAGCTTCAAACACTGCATTATTGGCTCAAACTTCAAACTTGTTTTTTGCGACCGGTTTAATGAATGACATGAATGAATGCCGAGTTTTGGACATGTCAGATACTGACGGAAGTCAAAATGTACGTGTAATTATGCGATTTACCGCAGATGTTAAATACGGATTTGCTTCGGATGTTGTTACATACGGAATTTAATTTTAAAAAAATAATATTCTATAAACTAAATACAAAGGGTGGTGAAATATACGCCACCCTTTTTTTTGTTAAACATTAAAAAATAAAAATATGAGCTGCGATATAGCAAACGGAAGATTGGAAGCGTGCAAAGACGCGATTTCAGGATTATTAAATATCTACTTTATAAATTACGGCGATTTAGAAATACAAAACGTAAATTATGATGCAACAAATACAGACGTTATTGAAACGTGGGTTCCTGATGCGCAACTTTCTTTGTATAAATACGAATTAAAAGGAGCAAACGGATTCGAACAAACTATTCAAACGTCACGCGATAACGGAACTACTTTCTTTGAACAAGTATTAACAATAACATTAAAGAAACAAGACGCCGCAACGCATAAAAACGTTAAAATGTTAGCGTACGGACGTCCACGTATTGTTGTTGAAACAAGAGACCACCAATACTTTTTAGCAGGGTTAGACCAAGGATGTGATGTTACTGCGGGTACTGTTTCAAGTGGGGTGCAGATGAGTGATTTTAACGGTTATAATTTGACTTTTACAGGCATGGAAAAAATTCCGGCAAATTTCTTAGAATGTACAACCGAAGCTGGTTTACAGGCTGTATTTAACGACGGTACGGACGATGCTTTAATAGTTACTTCGTAATTAAATATTACTTTATAAATTGCCCTCACTTTACGGTGGGGGTTTTTTATTTGGGACAAAAAACACATTTTTTAGTTATATAGATATGATTGTTTTAACAACTGATATAACGCCGCAAACATTTAATTTAATTCCAAGAAGTTCAACTTTTGATTTAGTTCAAATTACAGATGAATTAACAAATAAAACGGTAGTAATTGATACGTATACTTTTACGGAAGGAGATTATTATAGTACGTTGGAATCGGAATTTAATTTAGTAGAAAATCGTTTCTATATTTTAACAATTAAAAATGGATCGGCAACAGTTTACAAAGACAAAATATTTTGTACTGATCAAAGTTTGGTTACATTTTCCGTAAATAACGGGCAGTATGTTTCAAACAGTACAACAAATGAATTTATAGTTTATGAATAATATACACGTTTTAAATTTAAGTTCGTACACGACGCCCGTAATTCAGGAATCGAAACGGGAAAATTGGGTGGAATTTGGAGAAGACAATAATTATTTTAATTTTTTAATTGATAGGTACACAAATTCAACGACGAATAACGCGATTATAAACAATATAAGTAGATTAGTTTACGGTCGTGGATTAAGTGCGTTAGACGCAAGCAAAAAGCCTAATGAGTACGCTCAAATGATGGCTTTGTTTAATAGTGATTGTGTTCGTAAAATTGTTATTGATCGTAAAATGTTAGGTCAATTTGCAATTCAAGTACATTATTCGGCGGACCATAAAAAGATTTTAAAAGTTTACCATATTCCGGTTAATTTATTACGTGCTGAAAAATGCAATAAAGAAGGAGAAATTGAAGCTTATTATTATTCCGATAATTGGTTAGACCTAAAAAAATACACGCCTAAAAGAATTCCTGCATTTGGTTTTTCAAATGAAAAAATAGAAATATTATTTTGTAGACCTTATTCAGTTGGAATGAAATATTACAGTTACCCTGATTATCAAGGTTCGATTCCATATTCACTATTGGAAGAAGAGGTAGCAGATTATTTAATTAACGAAGTTCAAAACGGTTTTTCGGGGACTAAGGTTGTAAATTTTAATAACGGATTACCGAGCGAAGAACAACAAGAAATAATTACTTCAAAAGTTTTAACTAAGTTAACCGGATCGCGTGGACAAAAAGTAATAGTTGCTTTTAATCAAAATGCAGAAAGTAAAACTACTGTAGACGATATTCCATTAAACGACGCGCCGGACCATTACACGTATTTAAGCGAAGAGTGTTTACGTAAAATAATGTTAGGACACAATGTAACAAGCCCTCTTTTATTTGGAATTGCAACTACAAGTGGATTTGGTTCAAATGCTGATGAATTAAAAAATTCAACAATACTTTTTGACAATATGGTTATACGACCATTTCAGGAAGAAATAATTGAATGCTTTGATAAGATTTTAGCGTTTAACGGAATTGCATTAAAGTTATTTTTCAGAACATTACAACCGTTGGAATTTGTAGATTTAGAAAACGCGTTAACTGAAGAACAAGTAATTGAGGAAACAGGAACGGAACTAAATAAAATAAACACGGATTTAGAGGAAATTTTAGCTGAAGTAGATGCAAACCAATTAAACGAAAATTGGATTTTAGTTGATGAACGCGAAGATTCAGAAAACGATGAAGATTTAGACCTGCAATTAATCAAAGCTGAAAGCGATTTAGAACCCAAAACAACGCTTTTAAGCAGGTTTATTAACTTAGTTCAAACAGGAAACCCACAACCAAAATTAAAGAGCGTACAAGACAAAAAAGTAAGCGACTTAAAATATTTTAAAGTTCGTTACAAATACACGGGTAACAAAGTTCCTGAAAGAGCATTTTGTAAAGCTATGATGTTTAAAGAAGATCGTTTATTCAGAAAAGAAGATATTGATGCAATGAGTAAAAGAGCGGTTAATCCGGGTTGGGGTGAATTTGGAGCAAACACATACGACATTTTTAAATTTAAAGGGGGAGCACGATGCCACCACAAATGGAGTAGGGTAACTTTTATGTTAGATTTAAACGCTATTGAAAAAGGATATGCAGAAATAGGAACGCGAGCAGCTGAAATAAAAGGTTACAAAGTTACAAACCCTTATCAAGTTTCGTTTTACCCAAACCAATTACCGTTAAAAGGATTTAGCCCAAACAACCCAAATACGGGTGGAAAAATGTTAAAAGAAAATCAAGAATAAAATGGCCGAAGCATTATTAATTTCACGAAACGACATAGTAAAATTTACTGCATTAAACGGTAATGTAGACACGGATTCTTTTATACAATGGGTAAAGATCGCGCAAGATATTGATATACAAAGAATTTTAGGAACGCAATTACTTCAGAAATTACAAGCTGAAATTATTTTAGCATATTCAGGAATACCAGCAACAATTTCAATTACCAATCCGGGAACAGGTTACACAACCGGAATCGGTGTTACAACAACAAGCACCGGAGCGGGTTTAACGGTAGATATTACCGCAGTTGGTGGATTAGTTACGGTTGCAGATATTGATGTTGCCGGAACGGGGTATAAGATAGGAACCACGGCAATAATTGACGGCGGAAATAACGACGCAGAAATTACAGTAGATTCACTTTATACGATACCAACGGATTATAATAATTTATTAGTTACGTATGTAAAACCGATGTTGATTCACTTCGCAATGTCGCAATTTTTACCATTTGCAGCGTACACAATAGCAAACAAAGGAGTTTACAAACACAATTCAGAAAATTCTACAAACGTAGAAAAAAACGAAATAGATTATTTAGTACAA